CAATGAAAAACCAATTACTAAGACTTTCACAATATATTGATACATTACCTCTTCACATGGTATCAGTGGAGAATATTGAAGCTGATGATTCTATTGCATATATATGCGAGCAATTGTATCCAAAGAGTCAAGTATTTATTATGTCAACTGATAAAGACTTTATGCAACTTGTAAGTGATCGTGTAACAGTATGGTCACCAACAAAAAAGAAGTACTACTTTGCAGATACAATTAAAGAAGAATATGGAATCCATCCAAATAATTTTTTAATGTTTAGAACAATAACAGGTGATGGTTCAGATAATATACCTGGAATACGTGGTGCAGGACTAAAGACATTAATAAATAGAATGCCTATAATTGCAGGTAAAGAAAACATAACGGTTGATCAAATTGTTGAATTCTGTAAGAAAAATACAAATATTAAAATACTAAAAACAATTTCAGAGTCGGCTGATTTATTAAACTTAAATTATGACTTAATGCAATTAAACAATGTTGATATATCAGGCTCAGCAAAATTAAAAATAAATAATTGTGTAAAGGAAAAAATACCAAGATTAGTTAAATATGAATTTTTAAAAATGATGATAGAGGATAACATAAACAATGCAATCAAAAACCCAGAGTTTTGGTTAAGAGATACTTTTCTATCGTTAGATACTTATGCAGGAATGACACATGGCAGATAAACTATCAGAATTTGGATATAATTTTCAGATAAAATTAATAGCATCACTATTTACAGATAGGGCATACTTACAACAAATATCTGATATTTTAGAACCTAATATGTTTGAAAGCGAAGCTAATTATTTTATAGTTGATACTATTAAAAAATATTTTCAAACATACAAATCTCCACCTACTATGGAAGTAATGAAAGTACAGGTTGAAGAAATTGATAATGATGTACTAAAGACAACTGTAGTGGATCATCTAAAGGATTCATACAAACAATTAGAATCAGATGACCTTGAATTTGTAAAAGAAAAAACTTTAATGTTTTGTAAAAATCAAAAATTAAAAAAGGCAATTATTAGGTCTGTTGATTTACTAAAGGACAACGATTTTGAATCAATTAAAACAGTAATTGATGAATCACTAAAGGCAGGTTCAGATAGAGATGTCGGCCATGAATATTTAGAGGAAATAGATCTAAGATATGAAGAAAGTGTTAGAAATGTAGTAACTACAGGATGGGAAGTAATTGATGATCTTGCTGATGGTGGTTTAGGTAAAGGTGAACTTGGAGTTATGGTCGCCCCTGCAGGTATTGGTAAGTCGTGGGCACTAGTAAATATAGGTGCAAATGCTGTTAAAGCAGGACTAAAAGTTATACATTATACACTAGAATTAAATGAACACTATGTAGGTCTAAGATATGATAGTGTATTTACAGGTATTGCTGCACAAGATTTAAAATACAATATTGATGATGTAAAGAAAAGGCTTACTAATGTAGAAGGAAATCTTATTGTAAAGTATTATCCAACTAAAGGTGCATCTGTGAATTCAATATCTGCACATATTGAAAAATGCATGGTACAAGGATTTAAACCTGATATGGTAATAGTAGATTATGCAGATCTATTAAGAGGTTCTGGAAAATCTAGAGAACTAAGACATGAACTTGGAAATCTATATGAAGATCTTCGAGGAATTGCAGGTGAACATGAAATACCAGTTTGGACAGCATCTCAAGCAAATAGGTCAGCTTTGGAGGAAGATGTTATCGGTGCAGAAAAAATAGCAGAGTCATATGCAAAAATAATGACGGCTGACTTTGTAATATCATTAAGTAGAAAAATTGAAGATAAGATAGCAGGCACAGGAAGATGGCATGTTATTAAAAATAGATTTGGTCCTGATGGTATTACACTACCAAGTAAAATGAATGCGAGTAATGGTCAAATAGATATCTATGAATCGGATTCAATACAAGGTCAAGAAACCAGAAAAGATATGAATAATCATTCTGAGTATTTAAGAAAAATGATGGCAAATAAATATAAAGAACTTGATAGTTAACTTTATATATGTATATTTTGATATTTATAGTTACATACAGGACTATAAGTCCTTTTGTTATCTAATAGGAGTTATTAAATGAATAAATTATTTGAAGAAAGAATCCCATACAAACCGTTTGAATATCCAGTTTATTATACTGAAGGTTGGCTAAAACAGGCACAAGCATTTTGGTTACATACTGAAATATCAATGCAAGGTGATGTAAAGGATTGGAAAGAAAAATTAACACCAGCTGAAAAAAATTTAGTAGGAAATATACTTTTAGGATTTGCACAAACCGAATGTGCAGTAAGTGATTACTGGACTGGAATGGTTACAAAGTGGTTTCCTAAATATGAAATACAACAAATGGCAATGATGTTTGGAAGTCAAGAAACAATACATGCAGTTGCTTACAGCTACTTAAATGAAACATTAGGACTTGAAGATTTTGAAGCATTTTTACACGAACCTGCAACGGCAGATAAGTTTGAACTGCTTATGAATACAAGTGCAGATTACACACATAAGGATTTGGCCAAAGATGGAAAGGCAAGGCAGGAGGTTGCAAGAAGTCTAGCAATCTTTAGTGCATTTGCAGAAGGTGTAAGTCTTTATAGTTCTTTTGCTGTTTTATATAGCTTCCAAATGAGAAACTTTTTAAAAGGGATTGGTCAACAAATGAAATGGAGTGTAAGAGATGAGTCTTTACACAGTAGAATGGGATGTAAATTATTTAATCACATGTGTGAAGAATATCCAGAACTACGTGAACAGTCAAAGGATTCAATAGTTGAAGCTGCAAAAATGATTGTTGAATTGGAAGAAAAGTTTATTGACAAAATGTTTGAAATGGGAGACTTAGAAAATTTATCTGCATCAGATCTAAAGGAGTTCATTAAGCAAAGAACAAATGATAAATTACGGGAGTTAGGATATGAAGAAATATTTATTGTCAATCAAGAACAAGCTGGTAATTTGGATTGGTTCTATCATCTTACTGGTGGGCACACTCACACTGACTTTTTTAGTGTTAGGCCTACTGATTATAGCAAGGCTGGTGAAGATGATGATTGGGATGATTTATTTTAAGAGGTTATAATTATGAAAAATCATGCAGAACATTTAGGTTGGGAAGTTGATGTAGATTTTCCAAGTTGGGCAAATAATCAAGTATATGTTGATACAATATCTAGAGGATATTTGTATAATGGTGAAAAACCTAAAGATGCTTATTGGAGGGTATGTACCACCGTTGCAAAAAGACTAGGCAAACCAGAATTAGCAACAAAGTTTTTTGATTATATATGGAAAGGTTGGTTATGTTTAGCCAGCCCGGTACTTAGCAATACAGGATTAGAGAGAGGATTACCAATAAGTTGTTTTGGGATTGATGTTGCCGATAGTATACATGACATTGGTAGAAAGAATCTTGAAATGATGTTGTTGGCAAAACATGGCGGCGGAGTAGGTATTGGTATAAATCAAATCCGACCTGCAGGAAGTCCAATTACTGGAAATGGAACTACCGACGGTGTTGTTCCTTTTTGTAAAATCTATGATTCAACAATATTGGCAACAAATCAGGGAAGTGTTAGAAGAGGGGCTGCCAGTGTAAACTTAAATATAGAACATAATGATTTTGAGGATTGGCTAGAAATTAGGGAACCTAAAGGTGATGTAAATAGACAATCACTTAATCTCCATCAGTGTGCACTCGTTGGTGATAAATTTATGAGAAAATTAGAGGCAGGTGACAAAGAATCTAGAAGAAAGTGGGCAAACTTATTGAAGAAGAGAAGACAAACTGGTGAACCATATATTATGTACAGAGGTAATGTTAATAAACAAAACCCAGAGGCATATAAGAAAAATGCACTAAAATGTTATATGACTAATATATGTAGTGAAATTGTATTACATACGGATGAGAGCCATAGCTTTGTGTGTTGTCTTAGTTCATTAAATTTAGCAAAATATGATGAGTGGAAAGATACTGATTTAATTTATACATCTACTTGGTTCCTGGATGGTGTCCTTGAGGAATTTATACAAAAGGCAAAATATAGACAAGGATTTGAAAATTCTGTAAGAAGTGCAGAAAAAGGTAGGGCATTAGGTTTAGGCGTATTAGGATGGCATACATATTTACAACAAAGAGGTGTTTCGTTTGAAAGTTTAACTGCACAATTTGAAACACGTAGAATATTTGGTCAAATACAAACTGAAACTGAGCAAGCATCTAGGGATTTGGCAACTGAATATGGTGAACCATTATGGTGCGTAGGTACCGGGATGAGAAATACTCACTTAAGAGCAATTGCACCTACAGTTTCTAATAGTAAATTAGCTGGTGGTGTTAGTTCAGGTATAGAACCAATACCAGCAAATGTATATACTGAACAGAGTGCAAAAGGAACATTTATTAGAAAAAATAAAGAATTAGAAAAAGTATTAAGAAAGGCAGGAATAAATAATAAAGAAACATGGGATAAAATATTGGCAGATGGTGGAAGCATACAGGACATCAATGAATTGGATAAATGGTGTTACTTAAAAGGAAAAATAACATTATGTGAAAATGTACCTAAAGAAGATGAGCCAATACCGGTTAAAGAGGTTTACAAAACTTTTAAAGAAATTAACCAATTAGAATTAGTAAGACAGGCTGGCATTAGACAACAATATGTTGACCAGGCAGTTTCACTAAATCTTGCTTTTCCTAAAGAGGCTACGCCAAAATGGATAAACCAAGTTCACCTTGAAGCTTGGAAGAAAGGAATTAAGACTTTATATTATACTAGAACCGAATCTGTTCTTAGGGGAGATATAGCTGATAAAGCTATGGATGAGAATTGTATAAGTTGTGATGGGTAATAATGCTATACACACTACTTCCTTCTAAGACTTTTCACTCTTCTGGGTTTACCTGCTGGTTGTCCCAGACTCTTTTTCTCTCTAATCTTCTTTGCTTTCTCTGCAGCG